CGGCTTTTGACCTAGGCATGCGCGATAGTACGGCCATATGGTTTGGTCAGTCTATCCGCGGCGAAACCGGGCATAGGATTATAGACTATTATGAGAGTTCTGGTGAAGGATTACATCACTACATCGCTCACTTGCGTTCTCTCCCTTATGTTTATGGTGACCACTACTTTCCTCACGATGTTCTTGTCCGCGAGTTGGGCAGTGGCTCATCGCGTTATGAAATGTTGCAGGGGTTGGGGGTACGCCCGACCATTGTCGCCAAGTTATCTTTACAGGACGGCATCGAAGCCGTAAGGGGGTTACTCCCCACCCTACATTTTGACCGCCACAACTGTAGCCTGGGGCTGAAGTATCTGAGGCATTACCACCGCCAGTGGAATGACCGATCGGCAACGTGGCGGGAGAAGCCCAACCACGATGCTAGTTCGCATTCTGCCGACGCCATGCGCTATGCGGCTATAGGATTGCGTGACGGTGACAGCAGTGATTACGCCATGATGGCAAAGACAGGGCGCCAGCCGGGGGGCCAGCCCGTTGTGGTCAGTGATTACAATGAGTTTGGTTAACATTATTGATGCCCGCTATCCTGACGTTGCCGATATTGCCCGCAATATGCGTGAGTTGGACGCAGAAGAAATATGGCCAGTGACATCTGCCCAGACGCCAGAGAGTTTGGCTCTGGGAACTGTGGCTGGAAACGCCTTGAAGTATGTTGCGCGCTATGGGGTGGTCCCTGTCGCTACCTGGGGGGCATCGGAGGTCAGGCCCAAAGTGGCCAGCGTCTGGATGTTCGCAACGGACAGGTGGCCGAAAGTCGCACTAAGTGTGACGCGCCACATCAATCAGGTGGTGATGCCGACACTGATTGATGCCGGGTTCGTGAGGGCTGAATGCTGGAGCCATGACAATCACCATGTGGCCCACAGATGGTTGGAATTACTAGGTGCCGTCCGCGAAGCCACCGTTGAAGACTACGGGCAGAACAGAGTGCCCTATCACTGTTATTCGTGGACGCAGACCAGATTGGAGAGCGAAGATGTGTGTTGGACCATTGGCACCAAAGATGCCGAAGATGCCCGATCCGCCGGCACCCCCGTTACCCCCACCCACGCGGGATGATCCTCGCGTTAATGAGGAAGCACGGGCCATGCGAAGAAGGCGGCTTTCCATGAAGGGCAGAAGGTCTACGATTTTGACCGGCGCCGCGGGCGACGAGACTGAAGCTAATGTAGCGAAAAAAACATTGTTAGGGGCTTGATATGTGTATGGGAGGAGGCAGCGACGACACCAACACCATTGAGCGTGAAACCAAAGTTGATACGTTTAAAAACACGCGAAATGTCGGCACCGTTAGCGGCGCTGGCCACAGTGGGTTGTCCACGAAAGAAGCAGCAGACATTGCGCTAAACCCGGCGTCAAGTATGTCTACGCCATTTGAAAAAGGCTTGGCAGCAGCCCAGCTTGCCGCGCCAGGGGGTCTTATCTTAGGCGGCTTGCGAACTCTAAATCTTCGTTCACACGGCAGCTTGCTTGGTGGCGGCGGCGGCAAAGGTTTATTAGGGGGCTAATGTGTGTATTACTTCCGATCCTAAACCACCCTCACCGCCACCCGCGCCAATGGGCACAGAACCAACAGCCGCACCTGTAGGCGGGGGGTCTGGCGAGGGAGCGCGTTCCCGACGCCGCGCCCGCGTCCAGGCCAGCGGACGGCGCTCTACGTTAATGACCGGCCCATCCGGCGTCCTTGATGACCCGAATGTCGGCCGAACCACGCTTTTGGGAGGTTAAGCATGGCAACGCCAGCGAAAGGCAAAGCGCGAGTTAAAGTTACGGCAAGCGGTAAGCGGGTCAGTTACGGACAAGCTGGGCAAGCCAAAGGCGGCGGGCCAAGGGTTAAGCCAGGCACATCGAAAGGCAATGCCTACTGTGCCCGTAGTGCGGGCCAGATGAAGAAGCATTCTGCTGCCGCCAAAAACCCCAACAGTCCTTTGCGGCTTTCGCGTAAACGCTGGAAGTGTTCTGGATCAACGTCGAGGAAATAGTCATGGCAAAACGACCGGGTTTATACGCAAATATTCAAGCAAAACGTAAACGAATTAAAGCTGGCTCTGGTGAGCGTATGCGTAAACCTGGCAGTGCCGGCGCGCCAACTGCGAAGGCGTTTCGTCAATCTGCTAAAACCGCAAAGAAAAGAAAGTAGGAGAAGTTTATGCCCAAAGGTAAAGGAACGTATGGGTCCAAACGCGGAAGACCACCGAAGAAGCCAATGAAGCCCAAAGGCAAGTAACGTGTGTGTGCCGACCATGCAGCGTCAATCGGCGGGTAAAAAGCTACCGCCAACATCGATGGGCGCCCGTCTTGATACGGCACAACGCAATGCGTCGGCAGCATACGGCGGCGGCTCTGCGCCGCGCAATGGCATGCAAACAACACTAATGGGAACGCCGCGCAACACTGATGTGTCGGCAATCCGCAAAACCACACTTATGGGGGTTTAAATGTGTACCCCGCCAAATAAAACTCCAAATTTTGTTAAACGCATACAAAACCCAGAAAAATATCCGTTCATTTCAAACAAAGACGGCAGCGTTTCTACGCACAGAATGGCTGCTGAAGTTGATGAAAAGGGCGATTGGTATGTTTTCCCAACCATTGTTCAACGAACGGATGGCAGTCTGAAAGAGTTCGATGATCCCATGAGTGCGTTAAAGTATAACAAAAATTTGGGCAACGTTATAAAGATGAAAAACAAAGAAGAAGCCCTTGCTTATGCAGCAGGAGGGTACAAGAAAAATACGCCGCTTGAGAGTTTTAAAAGGACAATTAGGTAATGGCTGCTCCAGACACAGACGAAGTTTTCTCCCGCTACTCTCGTTTAAAGAACGACAGGTCTGTGTGGGAAGGCCATTGGGAAGAAATTGCTGAACGGGTCTTGCCGCGTTCACGCATCTTCACAGGCGAGTTGACACCGGGCGACAAACGCACATCAAAATTATATGACGCCACCGCTGCACTTGCCTGTGAACGCTTTGCATCGGCCATTGAAAGCCTGTTAACCCCGCGAGGTTCCCGCTGGCACCAGTTGCGTGCCACCGATCCTGTTCTTAACCGCGACCATGATGTGCGCCTGTGGTTCGACCAAGTCACAAGCATTATGTTCAACTACCGCTACTCGCCCAAAGCGTGTTTCTCCAAAGAAATGCACGAAGGTTATATGGCGCTAGGTGCGTTCGGCACGGGCGCTCTCTTTGTTGATGAGCATCCTGACGGCGGTTTGATGTACCGGCAAATCCATTTGTCGGACCTCTACATCGCTGAGAACGAAATGGGCCGCATTGATACCGTGTTTCGTAAGTTCCAGGTAACAGCCCGGCAAGCTCTCCGCATGTTTGAAGACGGCAACCTGTCCGACAATCTTCGCAAGACGGCGGAAGACAAGCCCGACGAAAAGATAGAGTTGTTGCACCTTGTCTGCCCGCGCACAGATCGTGATCCAACTGCCCGCGACCGGCGCAATAGCCCGTGGTTCTCTGGCTACTACGAAGCTGGCGAGCGCGAACTGATTGAAGAAGGTGGCTTCGATGATATGCCGTATATCGTCAGTCGCTATGTCACCGGCCCGCGTGAGGTCTATGGCCGTTCGCCTGCCATGACTATTCTTCCTGACATCAAGATGATTAACGAAATGTCAAAGACGGTTATCCGCGCTGGTCAAAAGGCTGTGGACCCACCTTTGATTATTGCAGACGATGGCGTGATCCTCCCTGTAAACGCCAAGCCGGGAGCGGCGACGTTTGCGAGGATGGACGGGCGTACCCAGGCGCCTATCCAACCCCTTTTTACGGGTGCGCGTGTGGACATTGGCTTTGAAATGATGGAGCAACGGCGCAAGGTTATTCAAGACAGTTTCCTTGTGACCCTCTTTCAAATCCTTGTGGAATCGCCGCAAATGACGGCAACTGAAGTGTTGCAACGCGCCCAAGAGAAAGGTGCCCTGTTAGCACCTACCGTAGGCCGTCAACAGTCCGAAGCGTTAGGCCCGCTCATTGAACGCGAGTTTGCCGTGTTAGCAGAGCAAGGGATGATTCCGGCCATGCCGCCGGCATTGGAAGAGGCAACGGGCGAATACGAGGTTGAGTATGTTTCGCCGCTGACCCAAGCCATGCGGGCACCAGAAGGCGTTGGCATCTTGCGTACTCTTGAAAGTGTTCAGGCCATTGCAGCCGTTGACCCATCGGTCATGGATAATTTCAATACGGACGAAATCACGCGGTCCCTGGCTGAAATTAACGGCGCTCCGCAACGTATCTTACGCGATGAAGAAGAAGTCGCGGAAATGCGCGGTCAACGCCAGCAAGCGGAAGCCATGCAAGCGGGCATGAACTCTGCGCCACAACTGGCCGATGCCGGCTTGAAAGTTGCTCAGATAGCGGAAATGGGGCAGCAGTAATTGCCGGAACAACATAAGGCCCAGGCCAAGTTGGCCCAGGCGTACAAAGAAATTTTCCTCTACACGCCGCAAGGTAGGGATATTCTGCTGGACCTTATCAAGGCCAGCGGCATCCTGACCATTAGCGGTCAACGGGAAAGCCGTGAGTTACAGCATATGCACGGCTCACAGGACATGGTGCGCCGCATCCTGTCCATCCTCGCTATCGATGAGGATAAACTTTTATCACTAGCAATAGGAGAAGACATCAATGCCGAATGAAACTGAAGGGTCCGCCATCCTAACAGAGGATGCGGGCAACCCAGAAGTTGCAGCCGATTGGACGCAAGGTCTGGACGATTACCACGAAGTTATCGAAGCCAAAGGATGGAGAGGCGCCGATGACGTTCTGAAATCATACGTCAACCTGGAAAAGCAGGTGGGCGCCGACAAAGTTGTGTTGCCAGCGGACGGCAGCGATCTTTCTGAATGGGAAGGTTGGCAAAAATTAGGAACACCGGAAAACGCGGAAGACTATCAGCTTGCCGCGCCGGATGGTTTTGAGGCGTACAGCCAGGATTTATCCGATTGGTTTCGCGGCGCGGCCCATGAAATGAAAGTCCCGGCGGCAATGGCCCAAGGTCTGCATGACCGTTTTGTTGAACAGCAAATGGCAACCATGCAAGCGGCCCAGACCCAGGCAGCGGACCAGCAAGCCGAATGGGAAGGCGAACTGCAACGTGAATATGGTTCGGCGTTTTCGCAACGGGTAGAAGCGGCCCAACGTGCTTTGAGAGAATATGGCTCTGACGAACTGCGCCAGGTGTTGAGTGATAGCGGCTTGGGATCAAACCCGCATATCGTCCGCGCCTTTGCCAAGATCGGCATGGGGCTGGGCAGTGGGCCACAGTTTAAGGAAGGCGAAAGCGCCGGGCAGTTTGGCACCACGCCAGACATGGCCAAGGAGCAAATGGCCCAGATACGGGCACACCCCGGCTATTGGGACAACAGCCATCCAGAGCATAAGCCGCTCGTTGCAAAGATGGCAAAGTTAGCGGAATTGGCGCACGGCACGGATGTCGTCGCGCAAAACATATCTGTCGGATAACCGTAAGGCCCGACGAAGGACGGCCGGAAAGACGGCGCGTGGCCCCGCAGGGACAACCACTTCACCCTAAAACGCAACCAGTGAAGAAGGAGAATTGACCAGTGTCAGTTCAGATCACTACTGCGTTTGTTGAGCAATATAGAGGCAACGTTGAACATCTTGTTCAGCAGAAGGGTTCACGCCTTCGTGATTCGGTTTCGGTTGAAACCGTTGTGGGCAAGAACGCCTTCTTTGAGCAAGTGGGAAGCACTGCCGCTCAACAGCGCACGTCACGCCACAGTGACACTCCTCGAATGGACACCCCCCATGCGAGGCGCCGGGTTTCCCTAATCGATTTTGATTGGGCAGACCTTATCGATGACGAGGACCGCGTCAGAATGTTGATCGATCCGCAAAGCCCCTATGCCGAGGCAGCAGCCTGGGCCATGGGCCGTGCGATGGATGAACAGATTGTTGCGGCCGCTGATGGCACGGCCTTTACGGGCGTTGCTGGGGGCACCTCGACAAGCTATGACAGCAACAACACTGTTGATGTCCAGGTTGGTATCAGCCCTGCTGCTGATACGGGTCTGAACGTCGGCAAGTTGCGGGCTGCCAAGCAAATCCTCGACGCCAATGAGGCGGAAGATGATGATAGATATATGATCATCAACGCCAAGCAGCTTCAGAACCTTCTAGGTCAAACTGAAGTTACCAGTTCAGATTTCGCATCGGTGAAAGCCCTTGTGAACGGTGAGGTCGATACCTTCATGGGTTTCGAGTTCATACGCACTGAACTGATTGGCACCGATTCCAACAGCGATCACAAAGTTTTATTCTACCAAAAGGCCGGAATGAAACTCGCAGTTGGTTCTGAACCGTCCATCAAAATTTCTGAACGAGCCGACAAGAACCACGCCACGCAAGTATTTTGCAGCATGGCAATTGGCGCAACTCGTATGCAAGAAAAGTTGGTGGGCTACATCGAATGCGATCCAACATAGGAGGGATGACCAATGGGTACTAAAAACACCGACTTGGTTGCCAATTTTGAAGCAACCCCTCCGACGTTAAACGACAGTGCCGAACTACATGGCCGTGTGCGTATCGCACAAGGTACTGTGGCGCTTGCGGCTGGGGATACTAACGATAATGACATCGTTATGTTGGCCCCGATTCCGTCGAACGCATCTGTTCCCCATATCTTTATCGGGTCCGATACGTTTGGTGGAAGCTGCACGTTCAACGTAGGCATCTATACATCGGCTGGCGTGGTCAAAGACGAAGACGTTTTTGCTACTGCCGTTGCTGATGCGGGGGCAATGGCTGATGTTCGCCACGAAGCGGCAGACATCAACACTTGCGGCCAAAAGATGTATGAATTGGCTGGTGATTCAACTGATCCAGGCGGTTTCTACTATGTCGCGGCAACGATGCACGCGGAAGGTGGAACCGGCGGTGACATGAGTTTCATCATTCATTACATCGTTGACTAACGGATTGGGGGGCTTCGGCCCCCCTTTCCTTTTGGAGGTTTTGCATGGCTGGTTCCATCGTTGACATCGCAAACAAAGGCTTAACCTACCTGGGCGCCAACGCAATTACTGCGCTGACGGATGACACGGTTGAGGGCCGCGCCATTAACCGCATCCATGAGCAAAGCCGACAATATTGCTTACGCGACCACCCGTGGAATTTTGCCATGACCCGCGTTGCGCTTGCGGCCGATACGACATCGCCCGTGTGGGAATACACCAACCTGTTTCCTTGGCCATCAAATTGCTTGCGGATCATTGAAGTTGATACGACAGAAGAATGGGCCGTCGAGGGACGCAACATTGTCAGCGATGCGGCCGCGCCGTTGAACATCCTCTATATTGCCGACATTACGGACACGTCGATTTACGATGCTAAATTTACAGAGGCTTACGCCATGCGCCTTGCGTCTGACGTGGCCTATGAAATTACGTCTTCGCAAACTGTTGTGGCATCGGCATCTGCCGCTTATGCGACGCTAATACAAGAAGCGCGGCTGGTTGACGCGCAAGAAACAACGTCCGCGTCTGAGGACACCTGGTTGTCAGCGAGAGCCTAATAGATGTCTCGCGTTACGCAGATTAAAACCAACTGGACAGCGGGCGAACTAGCTAAAGACCTGTTCGGTCGCGTAGACATCACCAAGTATGCGAACGGCGCTGAAACCTTAGAGAACTTTATTGTGCAGCCGCACGGTGGCATTACCCGCCGTCCAGGCACACGTTTTGTCAAAGAGGTCAAAACATCGTCGGCCAAGACGCGGCTGGTGCCGTTTGAGTTTAGCACCACCCAGGCTTACTGCATTGAGTTCGGCAATCTGTATGTCCGTTTCTACAAGGACAACGGCGCAATCCTTGAAGCCAACAAAACCATTAGCGGAGCGACACAAGCCAATCCGTGTGTGGTGACGGCAACCTCACATGGCTTTTCTAACGGCGACGAAATTTATATCGCGTCTGTTGTTGGCATGACCGAACTCAACGGCAAGTATTATAAGATCAAAAATAAAACCACGAACACGTTTGAATTGACCGACGTTGATGACACGAACATAAATTCTAGCGGGTTTACCGCTTACTCGTCTGCCGGCACAGCGGCGCGGGTATACACGGTCACAACGACCTACGCCACGGCAGACTTGTTTGACATCCAGTTTGCCCAATCTGCCGACGTACTTTACCTGACGCACAATTCATATGCGCCACGCAAGTTATCGCGCACGGGCCATACGTCTTGGACGCTTGAGGAAATCGATTTTGAGGATGGCCCGTATCAAGATGAAAATATCACTGATACGACGCTGACACCCAGCCACACAACAGGGTCATCAAGAACGATTACAGCAAGCGCCGTTACGGGCATTAATGGTGGCGACGGATTCCAGACGACAGATGTCGGGCGCCTGATATCAATTGGTCATCAAGCAGCGGCATGGGCCGCAAGCACAAGTTACAGCGTCGGCGCCGTAGCGCGTAACAGCGGAAACGTTTACGAGTGCATTAAAGCCGGTACGTCTGATGGATCAGGTGGCCCGTCAGGCGAAGGCGACGAAATCGTTGACAACAGTTGCACCTGGAAGTTCCTGCGCGATGGCGGCATTCAGTGGGGATACGCCACAGTTACTGCGCGCACCAGCACCACAGAGGTTACCGTCACCGTTAATGAAACTTTTGGCGGCACAACGGCTGAAGCTAAATGGCGCCTAGGGGCGTTTTCTGAAACGACAGGGTTTCCGGCAGCAGTAGCGTTCTACGAACAGCGACTATTCTTTGCCGGCACCAGTGAACAACCACAGACGTTGTTTGGCAGCAAGTCGGGCGATTACGAAAACCATACGCCGGGCACGTTGGATGACGATCCTGTCATCTACACGTTGGCCACAGACCAGGTGAACGCCATCCGTTGGTTGTCACCAGGTAAGGTCATGGCCATCGGCACTGTGGGCGGCGAGTTTGTTATTTCGGGTTCAACTACGGCTGACGCGCTAACGCCGACCAACGTCAGGGTTGTGCGTGAGGGCACACGGGGATCGGCATCGCACCGGCCCATCCGTATCGATAATGTGGTGGTCTTTATCCAGCGCCAGCAGCGGAAGCTGCGTGAGTTTGTCTATGCCTTTGAGAGTGACAGCTTTCAATCACCAGACCTAACTATACTGTCCAACCAGGTCAGCAAGGGCGGCATTACGGAAATCGCGTATCAGCAGGAGCCAAGCACGGTTGTCTGGGGCGTTAAAGCTGATGGACAGCTTGTCGGCATGACGTATCTGCGCGATCAACAGGTGGTGGCATGGCACCGTCACAAGATCGGCGGCGTGTCAGGTGCGTGTACGATTACCGTGTCGGACTATGCGAACATCGCCGTTGGCACCACGCTGACGTTTACAAAGTCAGACGGGTCAACCGTGACGTTTACATCTGAAGCAGCGGGCGCCTCTGCCCCGGCAGATACCTCTCTGGGGTGGCGACCAAACACCAGCAATAATGTAACCGCTGACAACATCTACACCCGCATCAATGCTCATGCAGATTTCACCGTAGCCAATCCGGCAGCAGCGGTTGTCACTGTCGAAGAAACAACACCCTACGGCGCCAGACCGCTGACCGTGACATCTAGCGATACGACGCGCCTAACAACGACAGATCAAGCTATCGCTGTTGTGGAAAGCCTTGCCATTATACCGTCATCGACAACCGGCGAGGAAGAGGTCTGGATGATTGTGCAGCGCACAATAAACGGAGTAACCCGCCGTTATGTGGAATACCTTTCCGATCAATTTGACCCTGAAGAAAATCAAACAAAAGCTGACGCATTTTTTGTGGACAGCGGACTTTCATATTCGGGCACTGCCGCTGCGAGTATCACTGGCCTTGGCCACCTGGAAGGTCAAGCTGTGTCTATCTTGGGCAACGGTTCAGTCTACACTAAGCGCAATGTATCGTCGGGCGCAATTTCGTCTATTGATCCGACAGTCACGAAAGCGCAAATCGGACTCGCAAACGAGTGCATAATGAAGACGTTGCGGCCGGAAGCTGGCGGCGACGATGGAACTTCTCAAGGCAAAGCCAAGCGAGACTTTGAAGTTACCTTGCGGCTCATTGATACGCTGGGCGGCAAGATCGGCCCAGACATATCGACGGCAGATGAAATCATTTTCCGCACAGGGTCTGACCCAATGGACAGCAGCCCGCCGTTATTTACCGGCGACAAGCGCATCAATATTCGTGGTGGTTGGGATACCGCGGGGCAAACGGTTTACATAAATGACGAACCCCTGCCCGCCCACATTACCGCGCTTATCACTCGCATCATAACACACGATG